TTGGCCAGAGTATTGGGAGATTGATCAGTTATTAAAAACTCAAGCTTCATTACCTGTCGCTTCTTGGAATGCACAGTACATGCAACAACCGACCGCGGAACAGGGAGCTATTCTAAAACGAGAGTGGTGGCGTAACTGGACAAGTGAGAGAATGCCAAAACCTATTTTTGTATTGCAATCTATTGATACAGCGTTTCTTAAAAAAGAATCTGCTGACTATTCGGCCATAACCACTTGGGGTATTTTTAACAACCAGGATGAAGGGCAACAAGCTATTTTACTTGATGCTCAAAGAGGTCGTTGGGAGTTCCCTGAACTTAAAGAAAAAGCACATAGACTAGCGATTAGGTATAATGCAGATAAAGTATTGATCGAGGCTAAGGCAGCGGGGATCCCTCTATACCATGAACTTTTTAGAGTTGGGATTCCAGTTACGAACTGGACACCGTCGCGAGGAAATGATAAGTATGCAAGAGTACATTCAGTATCTCCTATTTTTGAAGGAGGTAGAATTTGGGCTCCGATGCATAGACACTATGCACAAGAGGTTGTTGAAGAATGTGCATCTTTTCCGCATGGAGATCATGATGACTATGTGGACTCAACAACACAAGCAATCATGCATTTAAGAGGTAGCATGGAATTGGTATTATCGGATGATGAACAACCGAAACCAGTTCAAAAGGAACGAATAGAATATTATGGCTAAAAGTGCAATTATCGGTAGAATTATTCAACTAGCACAACGTCTAGGTGCGAACCCTAGTAGATTTGCTGGTACAAGATCTAACATTACATTCCTGGGCAGCGGTCCCTCAAACGAGTTATTTAGTCAATCGCTCCGTATCAACGAACTACCCGGGTTATTTGTAGCGGGGACCGGGAAACTAAAACCACAAATATTAAGCAAGGTTGAAAGCGGTGCTGCTTTTGCTATGGCAAATAAATTATCAACTCCTCAACTTAAAACATTAGAGTCAGGTTTAAAGGCTATGGATAATTTAAGATTAGGACTTGTAAAACCTAGGGGTATTATCAATACAGAGTCTTTTAGAGAACTAGGTAGACGTGGTGCAAAAGGAAGTGAGTTTAGAGAAATGGGCATAGCGTTAAAAGCTCAAAAAGCAAAAGGATTCAAAGAAGCTATGGAAGCAGCCGATGATTTAATTATAGAAGGTTCAGGTGGTTTAATTACAAGATCACAACTTAAAAATTTATCTCCAGAAGCTTTAAAAAATTTAAGACTAGAATACGCACCAGACATCATGGCTAGATTCTTCAAGCCTAAACTAGCAGGAGGCGGTATGATATTAGACAACATGGGTCTAGCAAACATACTGGCGGTGTAATGCCTAGTGGAGAACCATTTAAAATAACTCCTTCTGTTTTAAAAAGGATTCATAAATTAATTACAACAACTGATTTATCTTTAAAAGAAATAGGTTTTAAAATTGGTTTTGGTTCAGATACAAAACCAATGGATAGCACGTCTAAAGTATTTCAAGAATATATTAAATCTTACGGTAAACCTGATCCTATGCGTTTACAAACTAGAGGAGTTAAATTAAATAAAAATTCTCCTTACGTTAAGAACGTTATTAAATTAAGAAAAGAATTAGGAAGCACCAACGCTGTTGCTCAAAAATTAGGAAAAGAAAATAAAACTATTAGAAATGTTTTAAGTAAGTTTGCACCACAATTTATATCACCTGCAAATCCAAAGGGTCCTGAGACATCGGCTAAAGTTACAAAACGAAAAAGAGTTGCAACTATAAAAGCTTTAGAGAAAGAATTAAAAGCGTTACCTGATGGTCCAAAGATATTTAAAGAAATGAAAACAAAATTAAAAAAGATTAAAGATTTAAATACAAAAATTCTTAATATGAGTGATGAAGCCATACTTAAAAGTAGAAATATTAGAGAGGCGATGAATTTAAATGTTGCAGGACTAAAGATAGGAGAAGGAATAACTTTTGATCGATATAAAGATCTATCTAAAAAAGAGTTTGTTAAAAAAGTAAGAAGCTTGGCTAGGAAAGGAGAGTTTGCTCAACCAGAACACATAATACCTATTCGATCTAAACAAGTTGCAGCTTTATTACCTGAAAACATATTTCCTGCTTTTGGAAAAGTGGGTGGCCAGATGGATGTATTAAAAGATTTTTCGGCCAAGAATCCTATAGGAGAAAGATCGAGTCAAGTTTTTGAATTTTTAAAAAGACAAAAAATACCTATTGAAAAACCTGGTTTGTTAAAAGCGATTAAAACAGCTGGAACAGGATTGTTAAGTTTAACCCCAGCAGGAAGATTAGCTAGATTTGCAAGATTATTAAAACAAGATGGGGGCAGAGCAGGTTTTGCTTTTGGAGGATCTTTTAAAGATTATGTAAATCGAGAAGATAAATACGAAGATTTTACTTTTGAAGAATGGCTTATGGAAGATAAACCAGAGGCGTCTATTAAATCCTATGACGGTTTAGACAGATCAACTTATCCATCAAACAGTATACAACGAGAGGCTTTATTTTCTTCACCTATTGAAGAACCTAAGAAGAGATCGGCTATTTTAGATTTAGAGTTAGTATGATCAGAAAACTAACTAAAACCATACCCCCTAAATCAGGTCCACAACCACAGGGGTTGAATATTGAATATAATACTGTTAAGAATGTAGGATTGGAGAAACCAAATGGCAGAAGACAATATCGACAAAGCTCTACCCAACGTGGAGCAAACAATAAAACTACCCAGTGAAGATGAACTTGTAGAGGCGGCGGAGTCTACAGAAGACGTTCCCCCGAACCCCGATAATACGGAAGTCATCCAAGGCGAAGATGGTAGTGTAGAAATTAATTTTGAACCAGGAGCCGCGAGCCCTGAAGGTAGTGGCGATCACTACGCTAACTTAGCAGAATTATTACCTGATGATATTTTAGATGATTTAGGATCAAGTTTATTTGATAACTACACACAATACAAAGCATCAAGAAAAGATTGGGAAGATGGTTATACCAAAGGTTTAGATTTATTAGGATTCAAATATAAAGATAGAACACAACCCTTCCAAGGTGCAAGTGGTGCAACACACCCTGTGTTAGCAGAAGCAGTTACACAATTCCAAGCACAAGCTTACAAAGAATTATTACCAGCACAAGGACCTGTTAGAACACAGATCCTAGGTGTCTCAGACAGAGCCAAAGAAGAACAATCACAAAGAGTAAAAGATTTCATGAACTATCAACTGATGGATAAAATGAAAGAATACGAACCTGAGTTTGATCAAATGTTGTTTTATCTCCCTCTATCAGGTTCTGCTTTTAAAAAAGTTTATTACGATGAACTTTTACAAAGAGCAGTTTCTAAATTTGTACCAGCAGATGATTTAATCGTGCCATACACTGCCACATCATTAGATGATGCTGATGCAGTGATGCACACGATTAAAGTTTCAGAAAACGATTTAAGAAAAAAACAAGTTGGTGGATTTTATAGAGACATAGAAGTTAATCCATCTTACATGCAAGAAACAGAAGTTGAAAAGAAAGAAAGAGAACTTGAAGGTGTTAGAAAAACTAGAGACGAAGATATTTTTCAATTAATTGAATGTCATATAAATTTAGATCTTGACGGTTTTGAAGACAGAGATGAAGCAGGAGAACCTACAGGAATTAAATTACCTTACGTTGTAACAATCGAAACAGGCACAAGAAAAGTTTTATCTATCAGAAGAAATTTTAAACTTGATGATCCAACTAAACAAAAAATCCAATATTTTGTTCATTTTAAATTTCTGCCAGGACTTGGATTTTATGGCTTTGGTTTGATACACATGATTGGCGGGCTCTCAAGAACTGCAACAGCAGCTCTCCGTCAGTTACTAGATGCGGGTACCCTTTCCAATCTGCCCGCAGGTTTTAAACAAAGAGGCATCCGAATACGAGACGATGCACAATCGATTCAGCCCGGTGAGTTTAGAGACGTGGACGCACCCGGTGGTAATATTCGTGATGCCTTTTTACCTTTACCTTTTAAGGAACCATCAGCAACTCTTTTACAATTAATGGGTGTTGTCGTTAATGCAGGTCAAAGATTTGCATCAATTGCTGACATGCAAGTAGGTGACATGAATCAATCAGCAGCCGTAGGTACTACAGTTGCGTTACTTGAAAGAGGTTCACGTGTAATGTCTGCTATACACAAAAGATTGTATGTTGCAATGAAACAAGAATTTAAATTATTAGCAGATGTGTTTAAAACCTACCTACCACCAGAGTATCCGTATGATGTTGTAGGTGGACAAAGAAATATTAAACAAACAGATTTTGATGATAGAGTTGATATTGTTCCTATCGCTGATCCAAATATATTTTCACAGACACAAAGAATATCTATGGCACAAACAGAGTTGCAACTTGCAACGTCTAATCCACAGATCCATAATTTATATCAAGCCTACAGGTCAATGTATGAAGCGATTGGTGTAAAAGACATCGATAAAATTTTACCACCACCAAAACAACCTATGCCAATGGATCCAGCTACAGAAAATATACTGGCTTTATCTGGAAAACCTTTCCAAGCGTTCAAAGGACAAGACCACAGAGCACATATTACAGTGCATTTAAACTTTATGGCTACAAATTTAGCTAGAAATAATCCAATTGTACTTGGATCTTTAGAAAAAAATATATTCGAACACATTTCTTTGATGGCACAAGAGCAAATTGAAATAGAATTTACAGAAGAACT